TCAACAGCAAGACCAAGAGCCTTCTCAAGACGCTTCTTCAACTCATCATAAGATTTGAAGTTCTTGGGATCAAGAAGATCAGTAAGAGAATACTCAGACTTCCAAATCTTCTCAAGTTCCTCATCATCCCTGACAAGTGGACCAGTACGATCAAACTCTGACTTATCATAGTTTGGATACCCGTCAACCTTGCGAATCTTAAGCTTCAAGTTTGCACCTTCCCAAAGATCAAAGGGATTGAATGCATTGATAGGGTCATACTGAGGATGCTCTGGGCTACGACCCTGTTCATCAAAAGCAGGATGCATAGCTTCATTAAGCTTCTCGAAAATCTTCTTACCATACTTGTAGAGAAAGACCTTGCCTTCGTTCTGAGGACGGTTAGGATCAGAAACGACATAAATGTTAGAGTAATAGCTCAAACGACGCTTCTGCTTACGAACGATTTCCTTGTTGGACTCAATACCAGAATTCCAAAGCTGTGAGTTATACTCAGTGCAAGGATCAGCGGTGCCGGGACCAAAAGTAGTCAAAGACTTCTCAATATACCATCCTCCCGGTCCCTGAAATCCATGATCCCAGATACGAGTGAAAGGAACATCCTCACCAGAAGGTGCAGGAAGGAAACGAATAACAGCATAACCATTTCCTGCCTTATCAATATCAGGCTTCCAGAAACGATCATCTTCGTTATTGCTTTGGGGGGAATTTAGCTTGGCAATCTCGCTGTTAAGCTTATCAAACTGAGACTTGCGGTTGCTCTTAAGTGCTTCAAATGTAGACATGTTTATCTCCGTATGTACGATGTGTTTACGATTGTTTAGACGATGTATATGTAATCAGGAAAACTTATTTCTCAAGATTACACAGTATTTATCATTTTCTATATTTAGAAAAGGACGTAGTTTATTACAGTTCATAGCTATAGTAGGCCAAAGAACTGGGTCCAGAATCTTCTTATTCCAAGAAGCAAAGAAACTCACACAATCATTAATAATAATAAATGTTTCTTTGTTAATCTTCTGTCGAATAAGAAGCTTTAGTAAATGGGGATATTCCCCTTCTTCTACCTTGAAGTTAGAATCAAAGTCTTCAAGAAGATTGTCTATATCATTCTTGAAGAGATATGTCAATGATTCTTTTCGCAGTAGAAACTTTTTGTAGGTAAGATCGCATTCGTCTGAGACTAGATCGCCTACCCAAATGTTTGGATGTTCTGAAAGATTTGCCACAAGAAACTCGTGCAATTCTTCCTTCTTTGAAAGTTTGTAGAACATATACTTGTCCTTACGACTTTCAAATGATGATTCGTTTGCTCTTACCTTACCATTATACTTGAAGTAATCATAAGATGGAAGAGTGAAATGTTGTTTGATAGCAAGATACTGTTTGTACGCTTCAAAAGGTGTCATGAACTTACTTTATTATAGTAATCTGAGAAGAAAGAATGACACTCGTTCCAAAAGCTAAGACGTTCATCACCATCAAGTTTCCATGACTGATAGAGTTTCCAAATACGACTATCCAAATCATTCATATTCGTAGCTGACTTTCCTTCAAGAACAGTATAACCTTTTTCCTCGATATATTCAATGATATCATCAATATCAAAGTCATCCAGATCAACATCAACTTCAGTTTCGATATATGCTGTTTTTGTTGTACTTCTAAATCCCATGATAAACTCCTTAGATTGGAAGTCTGTTAGTTTTCCTCATCATATTCAATGATTCTGCTTCATATTGAAGCTTTGCTTTGAGTACTGAATTATGTTTGATTAGGTCTGCAGCAGTTTCTACTTCTATGTTATGTTTTTCACAATACAACATAACAGCATCAATATATTCACAACTTTTATCCTTCACAATCATCTCAATTTCAATAACAAAATCAGATGGTGTCTTAATATTAATAATTTTCATGATTAATCCTGCTTTAAAAAAGGTGAGGAACTTCTGTTGCCAAGTGTTCCTCGAACTCCGATTAGGCTGCTATAGCCACATCATATGCATTGTTGTCGTTTGCATTTACGAGTTTACTTAGTCTCTTCGTACCTTTATCACAGCCTGTCGAACCTATTTCGCCCCCATCAAAGATACACCGGAAAATCCAACGTGCTGGCGGATTTTTATGGGATAGCCAGCACCCTCGTAGCCTAACGAAGTTAGGAACCCAACCGATGTATCCGTGGTGGAGACGGGGAGATTTGCACTCCCGTCCAAACTGTCTATTCCTTACGCCTCAACAACCAAGTATCATATTTATAACACGAGGTTTAATATATGTCAAGTAGATTAAACGCCATACTTATCGGTATATTGCTTTCTTACTTCCATCAACTTGTCCACATAGTCATCCCGTTTTTCAACAAAGATTTGTGGTTCCTCATCATCAACAGAAATCATTACTACAATCTGCCCAACAGGAATACCAGTTCTCTCTTCATACATGATAGCATAAGCAGATGCTTGACAGAAGTAATTAGTGATGTAACTCTTTTCTTTTGGCTTCATCGCTGTCTTGAAGTCGATGATGGACAACTTTCCTTCATATTCAGCAACACAGTCAACTGTTCCAGCCATCTTGAGATAGTCGGAATATAGTTTTACTTCTTGAAGATGCACATTGTCAATCTTCTCATCAATAACTTTTCTCAACCTAGAGAAACTTTCTAGGTCAATGATGCTGTACTTCTTATTAAATACATCTTCGTTATTGATATATTCTTCACAAATCTTGTGGACACGAGTACCACGAGAAGCAGCTTTGGAAGAAATCTTGTTTGCTTCCTCTGCACCAACACGCCTACGCCATTCCATGATAGCATCTCTGTTCATCAATCCAACAACAGTTGTGACAGATGGGTAACGATTTCCGGTAGGAGTTTGATAAAACCTACCGGAGTCTGTGTTGATTTGTTCTACTTTCTCAACAATTACTTTGTTAGTGTGTTGAAAGGTTTTGTTCTTTTCTGAATTCGGTTTCCACATGCATTTGCACCATGTTATAAAGGTTTCTGTCAAATTTGCTTTTTGTAATAATGAAATCTTTTACTAGACCAGAGCGAACAATATCTTCTTCCATAAATTCGATGCAACTGAAGTATTTGTGCATATTCTTAAGAATTTTCATGAAATAAAATACACCTTGCTTTTCATCATCATGTTTCAAATCGGTTTGTCGGTAGTCACCACAGAAGATAATCTTGGAATTTTGACCTGTTCTGGTGATGATTGTAGAAAGTTCTGAGTATGTCATATTTTGGCATTCGTCTACTATAATGATAGAATGATCCAATGTCAACCCCCTCAAGAAAGAAGATGTTTGGAATTCAACCATTCCCTTATTTTTTAGGATATCGTAGGCATCGCCTCGTCCATAGAGTTCTCTACAGATTTCTTGGTATGGTTGCTCGTAAACTTTTGATTTTTCTTTGATATTCCCCGGCAAGAATCCCATATCTCTGGATGGGACGACTGACCTAATAATAACAACTTTGTGATAATTTCTGAAATTTTCTATCTCTGATAATGCTAGATATAATGAAATAAATGATTTTCCCGTGCCTGGTAGTCCATGTATAAGTAAATTTTTCCCGTTTGTGAAGTCCTTAAAGACCAATTCTTGATTATCTGTCTTTGGTTTTACACTTTTTATTTTTAGTCCATTGGATATTGTTTTTTCTTCTCCACCATTTCTCTTTTGTTTTCTGTTCATTCTTTTTTCTGCACGAGAAAGTCTATCCATGTGTACCTCTTTACTAATTATGGGAGTATTGCCTTTCTGAACGAAAAGTCATTACTTCTGATTGATTTAATTTTTGTGAGATAGATTCGAAGGCAAGCAAAGAGAAGTTTTTCTCTTTTTGTGAGGGGGCAATATTAAATAAACAATTTACCATCAACGCCTATACCTTTTGACGATCAAATATATGATCACCCTTATTTAGTTTTCTTATCCTTCACGAGAAATATAAATACAATGAAACAAATGTTTTTCTGAGGAATTTCCATGGCAACCAAAATTTTCGTCTCACAAATTGATAGTACACAGCCAGACGGCACAACAGCTGCAGCTAATTCTATATTAGTTCTAACATCTACTGGAACCAGATGGGTTTATACATCTGATCTTGCATTAACTGGTTATAGAGGTTCTTTAGGAGTAACTGGTTATAGAGGTTCTGAAGGATATAAAGGTTCACAAGGTGATACTGGACCCGCTGGTGAAGCTGGTTATCAAGGATCGATTGGTGATCAAGGATTAATTGGTTATACTGGATCAGTTGGTGCAGATGGAAACCAAGGTGAAGTTGGTTATCAGGGTTCAGCTGGTGCAGATGGACTTGCTGGTGAGAATGGTTATATGGGTTCTCAAGGTTTAGATGGAAATGCTGGTGCAGATGGAAATCAAGGTTTAGTTGGGTATCAAGGGTCTAAAGGTTATTTTGGATCAGTTGGATATACTGGTTCAGTTGGTACTATTGGTCCTATTTCGTTCTTAAGTCTTTCTGATGTTTTAGACCCCGACACATTCCAACAATATGCGGTATACAATGATTATGGTGGAAGATTTGTCAGAGTAAATGACACAAGAGATGCATTGATGTTTGAACCAAATGATGTTGTGACTTCAAATGTTGGAATATCTGTTGTCAATTTCAACTCAAATATAATTAAAAATCCAACATTTCAGGGTGTTGGTGAATATGCAGAGACATATGCTGTCACAGAATCTATAACACTTGATCCATCAATATCAAATATTAACGTCATCACTTTAGATTCAACTGTAACAAATATAATTTTAGATGGATCAAATTTGGTTGATGGGACACTTTACACTATGACATTATTCTTTAAACAATCAAATGGTGGTGGTTTGACATTAGACTGGTCATTAAATCCAACTCTATATTGGTCAAATGGAATTGATCCAAATAATGGTCCACTACTTTCAACAGAAGACGGATATACTGATAGTATCATCATTTACACTTATAATGCTGGTACAACATGGCTTGGAACTATGGGTGCTAGTGGATTCCCTACATCATAAATTGAAAGATTAAAAAATGGCTGTATCACCACCACCTGCAAAACCAATGAATTCATTGCCAGATTATTCTATTTTGTTTTGGCATAGAATTAGTGATTGGAATGCATCAAATCTTGCTACTCATGGAGTTGATCCATCTTCAACAAGTGTAACGACTGCCAACCCAAAAGTTTTTAGTCAATATCAGCTTGGGGCAGCATCTGCTCCAGAAATACCTAGTTATTACTCTCCTAACAAAAAAACACTACAAAATATAAATTATGTTGTTAGATGTGTATCTGATGCTAATAATTGGCCCTCTTTATGTGATTTAAGATATGATGCAAATACAAATATGTCTGAAAATCAATCAACTTTATTATTTACTGGTGGGGCACACAGTTATAATTTGGTAGGAAGAAATATGATTCCTCCTCTTATGAATGATTATAAACCAAATTCTACATCTACTACTACAAATGTATCTATCAAATCTTATACTTATCCTCATGAAGGACATACTCATACAGTTAAAAATTTGTATAAAAGTTTAATTGATATAAATTCTGGAAGTTCAAATTATTTAAAACAATCTAATGGAAGTTATATACCTCAATCATTTGGAAGTTTTTTTGTCGATCCTATTATAAAAGACCCAAAATTGAGTATGAAAATTATTACATATATTCCAAAAGATATAATTGTTATGTATTATGGCAATAGTACTCTACCTTCTGGATATTATAACCCATATGATATATCTGCAAATTCATATTTTGATCAATCTGCTAATGGTTATGCTTTACCAATAACTTTTTCACAAACAAAATCTAATCTAGACCCAAATAAAATTGGTGCTATGAATATAAACATTTTAAAAAATATATCAGAAAAAACATCATCATCAATTGTTGATAATAAATTTGCAAATAATATAAATTTTCAAAATTATTCAGATTATTCCGGATACCATGATCACAAAAATGATAATATTGTAAAATATGCTTCTAGTAGTACAGCCAGAAAATTTGATGTTATCCCCGAATCGATGGGCGCAACAAAATTATTGTCTAATATCAGATCACCAACTGGTCCAGATACAATTTCACATACACATAATGTCACATATACATGTAATATGCAATTGAAATCAAATAGATTGAAAGCATTTTTATCAACTAATCCTTACTCACCAATTGTTAATGGATTGATAATTGGTTATAGCATTGGTAAATATTCTGGATTTACTGGGCCAAATAGTTCTGGAAAAAATACTCTTCCTAAAGGATGGTATTTTTGTGATGGACAAAATGGAACTCCAGATTTAAGAGGAAGATATCCATTTTTAAATTTCACTCAAGATGATGTAACAAATGGCGTTTTTGAAAATTCTTCAAGTAAAATAACTATTACAAATATTGATGTAGAAACTATAAATTGGCAACATGGTCATGCAACGCCTAGTTCTCCCGTATCAGTAGTTGGTGCAGGCGGAAAAGTAGATATGGGGAGCCATTCTTCTTTTTATGATGCTACCTCAGATTCAACAAATACTACAAGACATAATCATGTTCCATCTCTAGCTAATACTACAAATGGAACTGCACTAAATGCAACTATCGGAACAACATTTGATTATGAACCACCCACAACAGAAATTGCATTCATAATGTATAACGATACAATATAAAGAGGAGTATAAAATGATTACACTAGAGCAAATTAAAGAAGTATGTCCAAATGCAAAGCAAGATATTGCAGAAGCAATCGCAAATAACTACGATCTACTTTCTGAGTATTATGAAATCAACACACCATTAAGACTTGCACATTTTCTTGCACAGTGCGCTCATGAGTCAGGTGGGTTTAGATTGATGCAAGAAAACTTGAACTATTCTGCTGATGGATTGAATAAAATTTTCCCCAAGTATTTTAAAAATGCTGGAAGAGATGCAGATGAGTATGCAAGAAAACCAGAAAAGATTGCAAATGTTGTTTATGCTAATCGTATGGGCAATGGATCGCCTGAGTCTGGTGATGGATGGAGATTTTGTGGTAGAGGGTTGATTCAATTGACTGGTCGTAACAACTACGAGTCACTTGCAGAAACTCTTGAAATGCCTCTTGATGAAGCAGTCGAATATCTTCAGACAGCTGGTGGTGCATTAGAATCAGCTGCATGGTTCTGGGCAAACAATGGATGTAATGAACTTGCAGATACGGATGATATTGTACGTGTCACCAAAAAAGTCAATGGTGGAACTATTGGTCTTGAAGATAGAAAAGAACATCTAGAAGAATTTAAAGAAATTTTAGGAATAGAATAAATTGAATGTCACAACAACCAGTAGCAAGATTAGGTGATACTAGTGACCATGGCGGAACTATCATTTCATATGGAACTAAATTCAGATGTGATGGTATTCTAGTTGCAAGATTGGGCGACGCTCATAGTTGCCCAACCCATGGTATTACTTCAATTACTACTGCTTCACCAAAAGTTAAATCTGAAGGTCAATTTGTGGCTGCAATAACAAGCGAAGCTGGTTGTGGAGCAAAAATAATTACAGGAAGTCCATCTACTACAGTTCCAATGGTTGGTGGTATTAGTGGTGGTGGAGGTGGTGGAGCGATTGGTGGTGGAGGTAGGTTCATTCTCAATAATTCTCTACATGATATATTAAACGGACGATCAATATTAGGATAAATTGATGAAAATTTGGTTAGCGTATGATTATTTAACTGCAGAAGATTTGAATGCTAATTTTGCAGAATTAGTTGCAAGTATAGCAAGTATTACAAGTTTAAGTATTGGATACACTGGTTCTTCTGGTGCTGTCAATGGTTTACCTGGTTATAATGGTTCTGTAGGTTATCGTGGTTCCGCTGGCGAAATAGGCGGTGTTGGTTATACTGGTTCTGGTGGTCCTGGTGTTCAAGGATCAGTAGGATATCGTGGTTCTGTTGGTGATATAGGTATTGTTGGATACACTGGATCATTAGGACCAGGTGTACAAGGTTCTGTTGGTTATCGTGGATCGGAAGGTTTTAGAGGTTCAAGAGGTGATGTTGGATATGTTGGATCAGGTGGAGCAGGAGTTACTGGTTATCGTGGATCAGAAGGTTATCAAGGATCATCTGGTATTGTTGGATATACCGGATCATTAGGACCAGGAGCTACTGGTTATAAAGGCTCTGAAGGTTATAGAGGATCAGTAGGTTTTACTGGTTCAGGTGGACCAGGAACTACTGGTTATCGTGGATCAGAAGGTTATAAAGGAAGCGAAGGTTATCAAGGGTCATCTGGTTATCAAGGATCAGCTGGGTATATAGGTTCTGCAGGATACAGAGGTTCTGTAGGATTTTTAGGTTCACAAGGAATAGTTGGTTTTACTGGTTCTGGAGGTCCAGGTTACAGAGGTTCTGTAGGGTTTCAAGGTTCATCTGGTATTGTTGGTTATACTGGTTCTTTAGGTATTGGTTTAACAGGATATAGAGGTTCCGAAGGTTATAAAGGATCAGAAGGATACAAAGGAAGTGAAGGCTATCAAGGTTCTGAAGGATATAGAGGTTCTAGAGGATATTCAGGTTCTGTAGGGTTTCAAGGTTCATCTGGTATTGTTGGTTATACTGGTTCTTTAGGTATTGGTTTAACAGGATATAGAGGTT